TTCCTACCTTATCTGTTGCACATTGAATACAGTCACCACAATCGCAAGTACCTTGGCAATCTGGACAATCGCATGTTGGAGGCAATACAGCCTTACCCATATCTGAATTACATACAGGACAATCAGGACAGTCAACATTCATTTGCTTGCATGTAGCACAATCGCAGCCTTGATAGCCTTTAGTTGTATTTTCGTCCTTCATTGGTGTAACTCCTTTTTCTGCTGCTCCTGCAGCATACAATGCAGCCACTTGCTCACTGGCATTTGATTCTGTAGGATGACATCCCATTACATGACCATTATCAGCCACTACAGGGTATCCTGAGCAACCGTTTGATCCTTTAGCACCTACATGATATGGCATATGTCTATTATAGCACCCTAAGTACTCGTTTAATTTCCTCTAAAGATACCCTCAAATCATCTGATAATTTTGCTATTTCTTCATCAGCAAAGGCCTTTTCTGTCAAACCAACCTTGGGATTTTTTTCTGTAAAATCTGATAGTTCTAAGAACCCATGTTCCCACAAATGCATAACTTCATTATGAACAAAGTTTAAATGTTGATCATATAATTCTGGCATTGTTTCTTTTAATTTATCATTAAAAGCATACAGCATTTCTCCAGTTTCAGCGTCTACCCCAGCAAACTCTATAGAACCATCTAAAAGAAGTTTTTCCATTACTTGATCTACATATTCTTTGTCATCCATTTTTTCTGCCCCAATTTATTTTATTCCAAATACGCTCATGAAAATAATAAAGAATTATTTTTGTAAAAACTTCAACACTGGCAATACCAATAGCCCATTTTCCACTACCAGTGATTATCCAAGAAACAATAAAAGTATCTACTGATCCAGTAATTCTCCATGTTATTGCTTTTGTAGCAGATCTTGATTTACTTACTTTCATTTTTATCTCCAAAATAGAATTTTTCTTCTACGTCTGCCATATATTCACCAGTTTTTAGTAACTGTTTATAGACCCATTTGCTTGCGTTTTTCAGTAGCCGAAATAGCATGAATATCTGCTCCCAAATCTACTTGTTCAATCTTATATCCAACATCACGACCATAAACAATATTAGTAATGTTAGGTAGTCTAAGAATTGCTGTATCTCCGTTTATATTTTGTTGCCAAATTAAATCTTCTACTTGTTTATATGGCATAGGATCTTTTTCAGATGTTCCATAAGTATTACGTACACCTACCAATACCTGCTTAGTACGCTTATGAGCCTCTGTCTTAAGTGCTTGATGACCTTCATGCCATGGTTGATAACGACCTAATTGCAATGTTGTTGGGGCAGACCAATCAAAAAGTTGACCAGATTCAATTACAAAATCTGTTTCTTCTTTAACTGTCATGCCTTCTTTAATATGAACATCAACATATGATGGATCTTCCCACATCTTATTTGTATCTTCAAATCTACCTTGCTTAATTCTATCTATCCATACTACTAAATGTGCAAATCCAAAGGCTCTACGGGTCTCCTCTGTTGGACATATAAAGTCCACAATAACATTAAATCCTTGCTTAGATAACAATGTAGCCATAGCACCCATACGCCTTGCTTGTTCAATTCTATCTTCTGCAGTAAATCCAAGATCACTATTGATACCTGCACGAACTTCATCTGCATTTAAATGAATAGCATTAATACGTTCTTTAAGTGATTTTGCAAGTTCTGTTTTCCCTGCTCCTGGTAATCCAATAATCTGAATAATCATGCGTGTGGTTCCCCTTTAGACTTATTTTCAATTAACTTATCACGTTCATCAATAATACTAATCATAAATGACATCATTTTTTTATATCCTTCTGGATTATCCATAATCTTATTATAATGATGACCACAAAATGTCAAAACTCCATCAAGACCAGTTACTTGTACTAATGCTTCAGCACTACAACTATCGCAACGATCTTTTGCCCCAAGTAAATATTCTTTTACAATTTCATCAGTCATTGAAGGATGCATCTTACTTCTTTCTATTGTCAGTGGAATAATAACCAGAACCGTTAAAAACAACTCCTACATTAGAGTATATACGTTCTAATGGTAGATTGCAAGTTTCACACTTATACCCTGGATCATTTTCTCTAATGTCACGAACTCTGACCATTATATCTTGGCAAGAACCAGTGCATCTATATTCATATGCTGGCATTACTTAGAACCTTTAGCCTTGTGCCCTCTGTAACCAGTTTTCTTTTTATTCATAGAACCAGGGACTTTTTGTCCCCCACTTACTGCTGCTTTACGTTGTTCAAGTGCTTTTGCAATTTTATCATGATGCTTTCCCATTTATCGAACCCTCTTTCCCCATTTAGCCCATGCACGTTCATGTGCATAGAATAGTCCTGCTTCCCAAATAATTTCAGCAGATGCAAGAATCGCTGCAATTTTAATATCTTTTGTAACAATAAAAGCAACAGTTCCAGCGACAGTCAAATGTGAAACATACCATGTTGCAGTTTTAAATAAACTTCTTTTGTTTGATTCCATTAGTTAACCGTATCTATAGTAGTATCTTTTGCAGTTACATATTGATTGTATGCCTTTACCCAATTTGTTGAAATTGCTTTTTGTGCTGCTTTTAATGTAATAGTATTATTACATACCATACGCTTTAAAACTGTTTCAACTACATCTTTTTTACGTGCATTACTTCCAGCATATGGTTGTGGAAATAAATTTTTAGGATCTGTAGGACTTCCACCAAGTTGAAGAGATATTAGATGATCTTCTTCATATAGTGATAAATCTGCTCCATATATTTTTACAAATGATACATATGTGGTGGTTAATTGAGTTGCCTTTAATTTGTTTGTATATGTAACTGATGAACGAATTGTTGCAGTCCAACCAGACTTACATATATTATCTTTAATATTTGATTGAGTAACATCAGGATTAATTACTCCAGGAGTTGCTTTTTTAATTGGAAGTTTCCAATCAGTTGAAGCAGCACTTGCCTGATAGACAAAACACCCAACAAGTGCTACAACCACTGCTAAAATTATTAAAAACTTTTTAATTTTTACCACTTTGGACGAGCCACTCCCATAATTAATGAATACGGACGCTTACGCTTGTAAGCACCACCTCCATTTGCTTGTGACCCAGTAGACTTTTCTGGACTGGTGTTGCCCTCATAAGTTATAAGATTTTTTCCATCATTTGAAACAACAATGCCTACGTGTTCTGTTGTATGTGGATCTTTATCAAAATTAAGGAATACAATATCTCCAGGTTCTGCTTGACCTATTGCAACAGTTCTTTTATTTTTTACAAACCACTGCCATCCTACATTACAAGATGCAAAACCCTTTTTGCTTTGTGCTGCAACTAAATTAACTGCCCCTGCTTCATCAAAACATTTAGAGACAAACATTGCACACCATGGTTGACCATTAAGCCCATACCATTTTCCAAAAATAGTCATATTATCGCCAGTCTCTACGTATTTTGCATCTACGTATGCCTTTGCTTTTTCCAATACATTTGCTGCTGTCATGTTATTCTCCTTGTTATACATCTATTATACATCCTTATGATGCTTTTGTCAATCTGTCATGTGTTCTTATTCTATGACAGTTTGCACATACTACTTCACATTTTGCTATTTCTTTTTTAATTGCTGCCCAAGAAAATCCATCGTGAATCATTCTTGAAACATTGTATTTTTTATCTTTAAGATGATCAAAATCTAAAACAATATGGTTTTGTTCTCCGCAGTCTATACATCCACTCGCCTCTTTTATTTCTTTAAGGCGTTTTTTAAACTCCTGTTTATTGTAATGCACTAACTCTTTGTCAGTCATATTAAGATAATTATAGCAGTAAATTAAAAGCCCTACACAGGTATTCATCAAGCACGACGCCTGGTCTTATAAAATGGGTAACTATGCCATCACTAAGGTCCTGTGTAGGGACATTTATATTGTACTACTTAATTGAGATTGTTTTAGGTTTCTTCTCTTCTGGAACATCACGCTTTACAACAATATAAAGCATTCCATCATTTAAGTCAGCACTATCTACATACATATATTCACCTAAAGCAAAAGTGCGAGTAAACTTTCTACCTGCAATTCCTTTGTGAAGATATTCTTCAACATCCTCTGGACGCTCACCTTTAACTGTAAGTGTACTTTCATGTTCTGTAATTGTTAAAGATTCCTTGTTGTATCCTGCTACTGCAAGTTCTACAATGAATGTATCTTCATCTACCTTGCGAACATTATATGGAGGGAATCCATTTGTATTTGTATGGGCTGTTGTTAGTCTATTTACTAATCCATCAAACCCAATAAAAAATGGATCATTGAACAAAGTATTAAATGTTCCTGATCCGCTTGCATATGTTGTTATCATTTTTTGCTCCTTTTCAGCGAGTTAGTATATGTACCCCCAAAGGCAGTACAATATTATTATATCATATTGTTATATTTTAAGTATTTTTAATTTTTACTACAACTTGGCATGGGTCTCCACCATCTTCCCATTCTTGCATTTCTTCGTCTGTTAAATATGGATCACTTTCGTGTGTATTACAGAATGGTTCTGTTATCCAACCTCTATCAATACCATTTTGAATCCAAATCTCAAATTCCATTACATCAATCTCTTCCATTGTATCTCCCTAGATACTAACTATGTCGATTGGACCCATACAGGATGGGCTGAATTTAATTGCAGCACTTACTGCTGTTAGAACTCTATTCCTTGCATTTTTTTGTTTATCTGTTGAATATAAAGATCCATATGCATATTCTGCACCAGAGCCCATGGCCAAATAGGGAAGATTATATTTTGATAATGACATATCAGCAGAACTATGTTCGTAGATTTGTCCATTAACAGCAATGATTAATCCTAGATCACCATCTTTTGATGTATCTACCCAAAACTCATTATAAAATTCTTTTAATTCTTTTACAAATTTTGTTTGCATAAATTTATCTATATCTTTTATATTGGGAGTTGATGGTTTAAAGTTATATCTAATTCTTTCGCCATCCATAGACCCAGCATATCCAATTAAATATGGTCCTATTTTCCAAACTTTTGGAGCCTCTAATGCTAAGATGGTTCCATCATCTGATGCCCCACGATCTCCTGCCATATATATTTTATCCTCATGGCGTACAACAGCAATACAAGTCATTGAAAACCCTCTCCAAAGTAGAATTTAAGTATACCAGTTTCATAGAGTTTAAGTCAACTACTGAGGCTTTTGATCGGCATTTTTAAAGGCTTCATCGACCTCTGTCATACTTAGTTTGCCATCATCTAAGAAAGCCTTAGCAAGGCTCTCTCCAACCCTTACAAGCCCTAATAGACCTGCCATATAGGCTGATTTCAAGGCTCCTACACCAACCACTGAACCTGCTCCAAGCACGGATAAGGCTGAGGCAAAAAATACAGCAATGGTTTTTATTATTATTTTAATAGTAACCTTTTCCTTATATTGTCTTTTTATTTTTTGTTTGATAACCATAATAGTATGATTATATCATTTTATTGCACAAAAAAAGGAGCCAAGTTAATGACTCCCTTAATTGTTGGACTAATTACTTAAGCAATGCAACCTTTGCAGTTGGATGCTTTTTATTCCACTTAGTAGCAAGTGCATTATAAATTGCCTTGTACTTTGCAATTGCAATGTCTGCATTTGCTTTAGCATTTGCTGCTGCGAGATCTGAAGCAGTCTTAGCATCTGCAAGTGCTTTATCTGATGCAACCTTAGCATCTGCCAAAGCCTTTGCAAGTGCTGCATCTGAAGCAGTCTTTGCATCTGCAAATGCCTTATCAGAAGCAGTCTTTGCATCAAGTGCTAACCTGTCTGCTGCGACCTTATCTGCTGCACGACCAGCACGTTCAGCAGCAAGTTCTGCCTTAAGAGCAGAAATTTGTGCATCAAGATCTGTTACTGGGAATGTAATAAATGCTGTTTTAACTGCTGCAGGAAGTCCCAATGCTGTATCTGCCATTGTTACATCTGTTGCAATTACTGTTACATTACCTGATGAAACTGCAGACAAAGTTGCTGATGCTGAACCTAGTACTGTTACTGGGAGAACTCCTGGAATAGATGTTACAGAGGCAGTTGTAAGTGACTTTGTAATTGTTCCATCAAAAAAGTTTGCTCCAATAAGTGTTACAGCAATTGTTTCGCATGCAACTGCGTTACCAAAAACGTCAACTGCTGAAACAGAAATTGTAGGTGCAGTATTAACTGCTACAGAACCTGGAACAGTAGCAATAACCTTTGCTGCACGACCTGCAGTTCCCTTAATATAAATAATAGTTGAATAAGCACCATTTACAATGGTTACTGATCCTGTTGCTGATGAAGTTGTGTATGCATAAACAGTCATTGCTGCACCTGTTGATACTGCAGATACTGATGATGATCCACTTGAAACATTCTTTGGCGAATCTACTGTATTAAGAGCAGTTACCAACTTGACTGTTGATGAAGCAGAAAAAGATACTGATGTACCTATGTCTGCAGTTGCTGCAATTGCTACAGAATGACCTGCATCAATTACATTTGTTGAAGGTACCGCAACTGAATGCGGTGCTGCTGCAGTAGTTGTATTTGCAACACTAGCAACTGTTACAGCAAGAGGTGCTGCGTTAGATGACGGTGCCAATACCATTGTGCTTGTCAGGGCTGCAGCGATGACGAAAGCGATCTTTTTAAATGAATTCATTACTTTTATTTCTCCTTGTTTGTTTGATATACCTTAATGGTATATATATATTGTACTAGATAAGACCCAGATTGTCAAGAAAGTCTTTAACGTCCTCTGGCATTTCCTTACTCTTATAGTCTATCACATTGTCTGGTCTGTTGTCAATTTTGCGTTGACGGTCTCCGCTTGACCATGTATGTACCTCTACTTCAAGATTTTGTTCTCTTGGAGTAAAACTAATTGCATCAAAAACTGCACCACAAACGGCATCTGCAAGGTCTTTAGATTTTTTGCGTGGGTGATCTACACGCTTTCCGTTATCTGTTATTTTTAATTCTGACATTTCTTCTAATAATAAATCTATGTGTGGCATTGCTACACGCTCTTCATAAATCATCATTGCTAAATCTTCATAGTGTTTTTTACCAACAGAAACAGTATCTGTTCGTATTCCAACTGCTTGAAGTTCTTGTTGAATATCAAATGATTGCCATCGGTCAAAGGTAACCATCCCAAGATTAAAACCTTGTCTACGAAGGTTTTGAATCCATTGTTTAACATCTGAAAGGTTCACTGGACCTTCAACTTTTGGTTCCCACCAAACCACA